TTTACAAGGGAAATCTGATTTTTGAAATTTAGTATAAAATGAATTAGTAGCGTTTAAGGCAAATCCATAATTAGTTCCATCTAAAATTACTTTACCTATCCTTCTCTCAACAAATGCTCTTTTGCTTACCTTATCAAATACTACTTTATCGACTGCACTTCCTATTCCTCGCAAGTCTTCTGGTAAAGTAAACTCATATATGTCTGCTCCATCGGTGAACTTGTAAGTTTTTGCAGGAAGATTGCTGACTACTGGTGAAGCATCTGTAGGTGAAGGAACATTCAAGTTAACTCCTGCGAAGTAGTTTTGGGCTACTTCACTATCAGATAAAGCACGGTTGTAATATCTTAATGCTAGTACTCCACCGTTAAGATAAAGACTATTTACAGAATCATATCCCAATGTAAAATCTTTGGAACTAAATAATAAAGTTGGGTTATAAGAACCTGTCGCTTTCAAAACACCATTCAAAAATGTTTTTGCTATTCCATTATTAAATGTAAATGTTAAGGTTATTGGTGTATTTATTGTAATGTTGGCCATATCTCCCGCTGTTCCAAAATTTAAAACATTGCTTGCAATTCCATCTGAAAAACTCATTCTTAAAAGAGCCGTCCACCATCGTAAAACTATACCTCTATTATCGGCTGGAATGCCTGAATACTGCCAATTTCCAAAAATTGCTTGGTTTGTGACTGTTGTATCTTTTAAATAAACTACTGTTTCAAATGTCATTGCTGATACTGGATTATTTTTTAAGAAGGAATTACCTACTGTTACTTTCGTCCCTATCCCATCAAACTTTATACCACCACTTCCATCACTACCAGAAGCAGGTTTGAAATTCATAGTTAATTTTACATAGTCTGTATATATTGTACTTGGAGTTACCCCATCGGATGCATCGGTGTACGCTAAGAAATGAACAAATCCGTTTACATCAATTTTGTTGTCTATAACTCCCGAATTCATTTCCTTTAATGTTGGGGAAGAAGAAGTATTACTATAGGTGTCTTGTGTTCCTGCATTTTTAAATGCCCATACTGAAGAAATAACATTCCAATAATCAATATAAGCTTTATTACCCGAAGGACAACTACCATATCCAGTCCAGTCAAATATAAAAGACTTTAAGTTCGATTTCAACCATGCTATCTTTCCTGCTAAAGTCTGGTCGGCAGAAGGAACTGCTCCATAGGCTTTTTCAAACTCTGCTACTATGTTGAAGGAGAAAACTTGTTGAGGAACTACTCCGTTCACTGATGTAGCAGTTGCCCTTGTTTGTCCATCACTTGTAGTTTGTATCTGCAAGTATCCTTGCTCTGCGAATCCTGTAAACGGTGGAACTACTAATGCAGATAAAGCACCATTTCTTGCTAAATGTGGATTTTCTACCACACTTCCTGCTATCTTCCCTACAAAATCTGCTATTCTATCTGCATATTCAGTAGTACGATAGTTAAAACCAGAAGCAGTTCCTACATTACCATGTCCACTCCTATCTTGAAGTACTGTAGTAGCAGGAAAGTTATTGAAGTTTCTACCACTTAACTCCATTACTAAGCCATTTTTAACTGTGTCTTTGTAGGGTTCGAAGGCTGACATAGTGGCACTTTTTTCTACCATGAATGTCTGTTTGTAAGCTTTTATTTTTAAAGGAATACCAGTTAGAGCATTCCAACCATTGGTTATTTTGAAGCGTAATACATCCCCTACTGAATAATTATCAACAGTGAGTGTTACTGATATATACAGTCTTCTTTGCCCCTCACTTAACATTGAACTATCTGGACTTGACCCTGCATTATGTCCCGATGCTATAAATATACCTTTAGTAGCATTGTATATTCTAATAGTACAAGAATCTCCATCTGATTCTAAAACCTCACAATTAGCTGAAAAAGTAATAGAATCACCAACTACAAAAGTATTATATGGAACGTTTACATACATTCCACCGGTATTAGCATTGGTTGCTATTATTATATAGTCTGTTGTTTCTTCTACAAGAACTACCCCAGAACTCGTTTCTACAGTTTTACTCATATTTTCAGGATTTATCAAATTCTTTCCCATTACTTTTGTATCTGTATACTGACTACTTGCTCCATCTTTTGCATAGTAGTTACTTGATTGAGTTAGCAAGCCATCTTTTGCATAATAGTCTGAAGCCTGAACAGTGTTTCCTTTAACTACTACATCTGCTGTGTCTTTATAAGTAATACCATTGACTAATATCGCATCACTTGAATTGAACTGTTCTACATATCCTGCTAATTTCTGTGTACCCTTATAAAAACTATAAGGGGCATAATCGCCCTTATAAACTTTTGCTGTTTGTCCATTTCTGATTATGGGCATATTATACCCCTCCTTTAAATTGGCGTTACTACATAATAAGTATCTGGATCTTTTACTGCTGCATCATATTGTGCTTGTGTCATGGCTACAAATCGTTTACCATTTATCATAGTTGAATCATTAGCATATGTTGCATTAGTAGCATTACCTGCTTGGACTGCATAGGAAGTACCCCATACAATCCAATTAGCTAACACCGCTGGATTACCAGTACCTAATAGTTGGTATGTTTTAACTATTGTCTGTACAGAGTCAACTGTTTGAACTACCTCAGCTAAATCCCCTTTTTGTGCAATTAGGTTAATTAATTCTGACTCTAATGATATTTGATAAATTTCTTGAGTAGAAGTAGCAGGTATCTGACTAATAGGAATCTTGCCATTACCATCTAAAGTAGCTACATCTTCGCCTAACATAGCAAGGAAATCCTGCATGGTTTGGGTTACTGTAAGTTGATCAGCTTCCGATAGTGTTTCAGAGTTCTTAGAGTTAGTTTCACTTGTCTTGGAATTATTCTCAGAGGTCTTGGAATTATTCTCAGAGGTCTTTGAGTTTAACTCCGATACTTTAGCAGCATCTTCAGATATCTTAGCCGCATTTTCTGATGCTAGAGCATTCTGCTCAGATAAGAGCGCACCGGCTTCAGATATATCAGCATTTGACTCGGATACCAACGCATGTTGTTCAGATAATAGAGCATTATCTTCAGATGTCTTGGAGTTAATTTCACTATTATAGGCATTAGATTCACTCGTTGCTGCATAATCCCTACTTCTACCAGCATCACCTTGACTAAGATCTGCCATTTGTGCTGAATACTCTGATGCATCCTCACTCGCTTTAGCAGCATCTTCTGAGCCTTTTGAAGCAACTTCGGAATCTTTAGCATTCTCTTCTGATACTCTAGCTAATTCTGCATACTGAGATAAATTAATGATAGCATTTTCAACTCTTGATATGTATATTTCACTTATGGTTGTTGAACCTAATATAGTGCCTTCTACATACATAGTAAAACATCTAGTAGTTAAATCCTGTCCACCTTCTGATCTGTGAATCTCACACAATACTTTTCCTTTAAGAGCAAGTACTTGAGAATTCAATACACACTCAACAACTCCAGCATCAGCATGTAATATAGTTACGCCTGAGTTTATATCTTGTTCAACTACTGTGTTATCTGGTTTTAGAAACCTAAAGAATATGGTTTCGCCTGTAATGTCTATAGAACTTGTATCATCAAGCAATTTAACTTCTAATACAGCAGACTCTATATCCCCCTGACTATAAACTAGGGAGGACACTAGTGGACCTTTTATATCATAGTATACTTTGTATCGCTTCTGTGCCATATTTATACCTCCTTAGTGATAGTCTCGATTGGCTGTGCTGAAAACATTTCTTGTCCTGAAACCATTTCTTGCATGGCTGTGATTGATTTAACCTGGAATTTAGATACCGTTTCTTCTCGTCGTCGGATTTCTTTAGTAACTACATCTACAAAGAAATTCTTAGGAGTTCTCATTACTTCTCTAGAATCGGCGTCTAATGGAACGGTTACATAATCATATATCAATTCCATATCAGGTTGTTCCTCACCATAATATGACATATCAGTTGTTCCAGTGGTATATATCTTTATTATCCCAAGTCTTTTATTAAAGAAAAAGGTAACAAATTCCTGATTGTCTGTCATTTTATTCCTCCTATCCTATAGCGGTCCATGCTAGTCTTAATCCTGAAATATAAGAACGATCTACGGCATTTCCTGCATGTTGATCAGCAAAGAACTGTCTACCATCATACCAAGTACCCCAACCATATACCTCGACTGTACCATTGGCATAGTCATAGGTTGCCTCATCTACATATGAGGTATATCCAACCATAGTTTCACCAATATAAGGAGTTGGGTTCTCTGTATCCATAACTGATACCGTAACTACAAACTTTTTACCTTTAAATGCAGGATCAACTGTAACTAATACACTATTGGCATCGCTGGTTAATTTCTCACCAGTATCTATAAGGTAATGATAGTCTCTATTTGTGGAACCAGCATGTCTCATAAGTCCAGATGCTTGTGCTATTGTATAATCACTTGCTCCGTGCATCCATTTGGAATATGCATCTGTATGTTTTGATACATCGCCAGTACCACCACCAATAGTGAATGCCCCATTAGCAAGGTTAATTGATAGTGATCCGTCAGTTGATGTAATCGTACCAGTCTTTAATAAACTACCATTTAATATACCTGATGTTATGAATGTAGCCACTATACTACCATCTTGTGTAATTGCTGTTGTATATGGGCCATTAACTCCTGTTGTAGAGTATCCTAAACCACCAATATTCCATCTCCAGACCTTCTGGGCAGTCATTATGTTTGTAGTATCCATTATGAGCATCTCATACGGTTTGCCGGCTTCATCTTGTCGTATTACTAAGTTACCACCAAGTGCTCCAGTTATCTGTTGAGTAGCATTTGCTACTGCAATCTCGAAGTCTGATGTGGTCTTAACAAGTTCGAGTCTAATTGCCTGAATTGCTTTGTTAATATTATTGGCTATATTTGGCTTGAATGCTCCTAGTTCTATCTTATCAATTCTATCAGTAAGTAAGTTCTTCTCGATTTTAATTACTCTGGCTTTAAGATTAAGACCTAGTTTACTATGTTTTACAGTTACAGTATCACCCATATATACAGTTTCAAGTATAGCGTAATCTTTATATTCTTCAGTCTTAGTTAGCTCCACAAAGTCAACCTTATAGTTGAACTGAGGGATATCACATCCACTATTGAGAATATAGTCATTACCGGCTATAGCAAGGTCTGTGACGTTGTCAATATCTGAGAAGTCAATTTGTACCACTTTTGGATGAGGATAATTGTCTATATAAGGACTATCAATGTATCCTATAGGAGCCGTACCTATTTGAGTTGTGAGTTTTAATCCATCCTTACCAACCGGTAGTATTCTGGTCACTATACCGCTAGTATCCAGGGTTTCTTCTATACCAGTTATATTCTTACGATAAGCTACTAAAACACCTCTATCAGCACCTCTATTGTTATGTAGGTTGATTGTGAAGTTATCCCTCTCAATCTCTCCTCCTATTTGCTCAATTATACCATCTGTCCCCATTATGGCTTCTACTGGGTTCTTATATTTGATTGCCCAAGTACCAAGGTTTGGAACATCAGATACCGAACGGAATCCATGAGGATAATTTGCTATATCGTGTGTATGAGTTAGCATCCAATCAAGTGCTGCTGCTCCATTCATTGATGTAAGAGTCATATCTTCTAGGAAGTAGTCAATTAAGTCATAGAATATATGTCTTGCTTTGACATTAACACTACCTAGAATTCGTTTCTTGTAATATATTCTAAATAACTGATTGTCTGCTTTGATAATATGATCCTCTACAAGATTAAGATATTTGCCATAATCATCCATAGGATGTTCAAGTTCTACCTCATATGAACCATTGAGTTCTTCTATTAACCTAGCAACTGTACACTGTGACAATATACCTAATCCATTTTTTGTGAAAGAGGTCTCGTTGGCATCATATAATTTAATTCGCTTAGAGAACTCTCCACCAATTTGGATAGTGTAAATATAAACACTACTTGTATTGCCTGTTATAACAATAGCTTTTTTCGATATCTTCTTTTTGCTTATAGTTACTGCATTAGTAGCCGTTATAGCAAAAGTATTAGATACTTTCTTCTTAGCCGTAATTGATACTGAACTTGCATTAGTTAGTGCAAATGACAGTGCTCTATTATGTCCTGCCACTACAACACTACTTGCATGAGTTATGGCAAATGTTTTAGATGTTTTCTTCTTAGCAGTAGTTACAATCGAACTTGCATTAGTCATAGCAAATGATCTTGATACTTTCTTCTGACCAGTTACTGCTACACTACTTACATCTTCACTCATATTAAATGATAATACTCCACCTACTGTATATGTTATTACTAGTTTGGGAGCATTAGCTGAACCATTTTCGTATCCGTTAGCTGTTATATTACAGTTTGGAGTAGTCGCTCTTCTATTTTTATGAAGAATTAGTATTGCATTACCGCTAGCCCATGATGCTTGGTTCACAATCTCTTGAATTATACTGGTGAGTTCTGGAGAATCGTACCAAGTACCTGCTACCCATGCGCCAGGAGCATCCCAATTTACAGAGGCAGTGGTCAAAGCTTTTGCAGTAAATGTAGCATCACTTGTTGGAGACGTTGGCGCTACAACATTGTTAGCATATATAGTCGTTTGTACACTTGCAAGAGCTAATGAGGACATAGCCTTATATTGGAGGTGTGCACCTGTGATTATTGCATTCTTAGGTATGGTTACATTTAAAAATCTAGCGAAGACATGATTATAACCACCATCATATCCTATACCTACATCAGCAATACTAAAGCCATCAGGCCATACCTGACCATCATCTGCATTTGCTGTAACTTGTCCTGTAAAAGTTGCCATTGATTCTCACCACCTTTGTATATCGGAATATAAATTACGTAATTGTGATTGATCCTGCGGTTATACTATATACACCCTGACCAGCAAACACTTCATCTGGAGTTACATTATACATAGCATACTGAGTTCCTGCGGTTAATGCGTCATAGAATGCTATTGCTTTAACAGTACACGCTGGCACATCAAAGTTAGGAAGAGTACCATTAAGTTGTATCTTACCTGCTCCACCAGTACCTGCGGTATCAAAAGTTACTGCTTTCCTTGCATATGCCGGTGAACCACCTGACACCTCTGTAGTTGCAGCATCGTCCGTAAACAATGCCATGTACGCGAATTTTGCTACTTTAATTGCATCTAGTGCTGCATTTAGTCCTGCTGCGTTTATTGCCATAAGTTATGCCTCCTAATATCTAAAATTTGGTGTTACCTCGATTTTACTAACGGTTCCAGTCCAGGATATGTTGTTAACTCCTGGTATTAGTTCTTGGAACTCTCCAGTCATATTATTATTCATATTTCCTGCACCACTAAAAGCATCTCCAATATCGGAATCGAGAGTTACTGAACCGATTATACTATTTATTAGTATTGCTCGACCATTAATGGTTAACACTACAGATCCAGTACCATAAATCTTAAATATAGGTAGACTGTTGATGGTTCCTATATTGTTAATGGTTGTTGGACTTGTAGTTAGGGTTATTACATCGTTTGCATCAACATACTTATGAGGTTGACACTCCAATAAAATTATAAAACTATGAAAGGTTCCTAATACTTTAGCAAACTCTATTTGATTCTTAATTACTGCTTTGTATACTTTATCGGGTTCATTACTAAATATAACATCACCCTTACCTGATAACCAGTTGCATATATAATCTAATTGTGATAAGTCATTGATGGAGCATTCAACTGATTTAATTACACTTCTGTAACTACCTAAGTCATTAGTCACATATCCATCTCGTCCTTGTACTGGTACTAACTCCATGTCTCGTTCTGCACTAAAGATTGAAGGTAGTTTATTAACAGTTAGAACACCAGTACTGTCTATGTCTTTAAATATGAAATACGGCATTCCCATTTAGCCTACCCCCAATCCTAAATTCTTTTGTCTCATGTAGAATGATAGTTCTTCCGCTAATGCTTGTACATCCTGCCCTCTAGCATTATTAAAGTTCTCTATTACAACAGTTAAACCACCATTTGCTTGTGAACCTGGTGTTGAAGATGAATTTGTTTTCTCAGAATTTCCTCCGCGGGATTTTTGGGATGCACTTATTGATCCTGCTATTGATAATCCATTGACTCCAGCCATCATACCATTCATCTGTTTACTACCATTTTGAATGTTTGTAAGGTCAAGTACTGGAGTGATAGTTGGTTGTAGATCCATGTTACCATCAACAGCGTCAGAGATACCTGCTATGGCTCCTGATAGACCATCTAAGGCATTAGTAGCAACTTCGGCACCTGCTTTAGCCGCTTTATCATTGTAACTGTTCAGTCCTATTACAAGACCCTCTCCAGCGTAAGCACCAACCTGCATGAATGCTCTGGATGGAGACTTCTCAACTAAGGCTGCCTTTGCTGCTACTAATGCTGCTCTACCCATCTCTGCGGCGGCTGCTGCTGCTCCTGCTATGGCCCCTGTTATACCTCTAATAAACCCAGCAACAACATTCTTACCAGCTTCTTCAAAGTCTTTAATAGAATCAGTAACTGCTAGTTTTCCTGCACCCATCATCGCTAATACAAGATTCTGTACTGCGTCTACAAAGGCTTGTTTATTATTGTTTATGGAGTTGGTAACACCATTTAAGAATGAAATGATCAACTGAAATCCAGCCTCTACTATTTTGTTCATGTTGGCCTGTATTCCTTGTAGGAACGCAAGTACTAGATTGACACCAGCATCTACTATCTTTGGCATGTTATCAGTTAAGACCTGCACAATTTCTAGTATAATCGTGATGACTTGAAGTATGATAATCGGAGCATTAAGTATCAATGCATTTAATAATGTTGTAATCAAGTTAAGTCCAAAGTTTACGATCTCTGGTATTATAAGATAGAAGGTATCTAATATAGTTGCTACTAGTGTAAGTACTGTTAAGGCTATTGTATCAGCACTATCAGTTAATGTTTGACAGAATAACACAATACCTTCACCTAGCTTTTGGATTATTATTGGGATCATACCAACAATAGCATTAATTATTATTACGATACCTGCTGCTATGACTACTGCTCCTGTTGACAGGGCTAAAGCCAATGCTGTTACCCCTACACTCATTAACACTAATCCTGCTCCGGCTAATGCTACACCTACTCCAATCAAGGCAATTGATCCGGCTAAGGCATATATAACTGGTACCAATGGTCCGAGTATTACGCCAGCAAAGCCTAAGACTACGAATACACCAGCTAAAGAAGTTAATCCTTTAACTATTGCATCCCAACTCATGTTACCTAATAATATCAATACTGGTACTAGTAGATTAAATGCTATTGCTGCTACTAATAATGCGGCTGAACCAGATAAGGTTCCTTCCATTGCTTTTAAACCTATTGCCATGAATGCTAAGGCTGTTCCCATAGCCATGAAACCCTTCATCAATTCATTTGGTGACATTGTCCCAAAGTTTCGAAGTGCCGTTGCTAATAGATTTAAAGCCACAGATATAAGTATTAATGATGCTCCTGTAGCCATAACCTGTTTTGACTCACCTGTCAATCTTGAAAATATACCTATCTCGGTAAGTAGTATACCTACACTGATCATTCCTTTGCTTATCATAGTCCAGTCCATAGTACCAAAATTTCTACACGCAGTTGCAAGTACATTCATAGCCACTGATAGAATAAGAATACCTGTAGCATTAGCTATTGCCTTCTCACTGAATGTTGTAAAGTTTAAGAATAAGGCTATTTCAGCACATAATACACCTACAGACACAAGACCTTTAACGATCATATCCCAATCCATAGTGCCAAAGTTTCTACATGCAGTTGCTAACAAATTCATTGCTGCTGCAAATATAACTAAACTTCCTGCTCCTTGAATCATAGATCCTTTGTTAGCTGCTAAAGCCTTAGATGTCAATACTAATATAGTTGTTAATGCTGCTATGCTAGTTATACCCTTTGCTACTTCATCCCATTTAAGTTTTCCAAAGTTGAGCATTGCAAATGATAGGATAAGAACCGCGGTAGATATGGTAGTCATAGCTACACCTAGTTTTATAAGTTGTCCTATACCTGCTCCGGCTGTAAGTTTACTTAATATACCCATTGCGGCAACTAATTCTATAAATACTCCTGTCATAGCCCCTAATGCTGAGGATAGTCGCTTATCATCTATCAATGACAATATCACTAAAGATGCTGCTAATATAGCAATAGCAATAGCGATGTTCATTAATGTCTTGGCTTTAAGTGAGTTCTGGAATGATTCTAAACTACCTCTAACTCCATCTAGAATACCTTTGATTCTATCTAAGAAATTAGTATCCTCTACCATATTCTTTAATGCGCCTATAAGTTTCTTAATTCCTAATAATATACCAGCTATTAATCCACCATTGACTACATCAAATACTCTTTTGGTAGTAATTCCAGAAAAGGCTTTCATCATACCTTCTGACAATTTATCGAACGCTTTACCTACTACTCCAATAATAACTAGTACTGGTTCAAATCCGAGTTTAACTTTATCAGAGATAGTAGTAAGTCCACTGAAATCAAGTTTGCCAAATGTCGCAAAAGTTTCCTGTATTTTAGTTACTATGTTCGTAACACCACTACCTAGGAATTTAAGAGCATTAACTACTCCCGTTACAGCATTGACGAAGAACCCAGATGTCTTTATAGATTGATCTAGTCCTACAAAGAAATTACCTATTTGTCCTGTAACTCCAAGTAAATAATCACCGACAGGAAGTAAAGCTTGTATTACTGCTCCTATAACGCCTGCAATAGCCATGAATGCCTGTTTGCCTATATCGAGAATTGCAAAGAAACCTTTAAAAGTCGCTTTAAGATTATTTGCTGTTTTATCACTTAGTTTTAAACTAGCCATGAAATCTCTAAATTTTACCGTTAAATCAATAAGACCTTGAGCTGTAGTCTTAGGGAATATTTCTCTGAATGCTTGACCTATAGGTGTCATGATAGACATTAATGAATCAAATGCATTCTTAAGCCCTAATATTAAGGCATCTCTACCTCCATTGGCTTTCCAGAAAGCTAGCATCTCGTTTCTAGCCTTTGCGGCTCCACCTACAATGTTACCAAAGCCATTATTGACTTCTGTGAAGAATGCTGCTGCTTCATCTTTATTACCTATGATATTTTCCCATGATTGAGCCCATCCAGATTGAACTGACTCTTGCATTGTGTTTATTAACTGAGAGAATGTCTTTACCTGGGTTGCTGCTTTGATTAGGTCTGGATCATTTGCAAATTTAGATAAAGTCTTTGTTAATACTTCAGATGTCAACCATCCATCTTTAAGTGTTTCTCTGAAAGGTACGCCAGCTTTAACTACTATACCCATTCCCTTTGCTGTATCCTTCAATGCATTTTGGAATAACTCTCCACCCATACCAGCATTAACTACAGAGTTCCAGTCCATAAGTTTAACCGAACCGGATGCTATAGCCTGTGAAAGCTGATACATCGCTGTAGATGCTTGTAGAGCACTTGAGCCTGAACCGGCAGCCAAGTTGGCTATACCCTTAATTGAGTCAGTAGAAGTCTTTAAATCAACTCCTGCGGCCGTAAATGTACCTATATTCTTTGCCATCTCAGCAAAGTTATATATAGTTTGATCAGAATATGTATTTAGTTCATTCAATGCTTTATTGACATCGTCTAGGGTTGATCCCTTAGTCTTTGTATTTGTAAGGATTGTCTGAATAGCATTCATCTTGGTTTCATATTCTTGCAGACCTGTCATAATCGGGTCGATAGTAAGAGATTTAACTAGATTAGTACCAGCAGTTATTGCAGCGCTTGAAATGTTAAGAAGGGCGGCAACACCAACTGCACCAAGAAGTGTTAATTTACTATTTATACTTTCTATACCATTAGCCATATTAGCCAATGAGAATGAATTGCCCGCCTGTTGTAAGTTGTTTAAACTTGCTGCTGACTTATCTAAATTTAATCCATTCTTAAGTGCGGTTAAAGAATTAACACTTGTCTTAATCCCACTCTCAAACTGACTGTTGTTGAATTGCATGTTAACAATACGTGAATCAACACTTGGCATTATTTAGTTACCTCCTTCCATATTTCATCTGCTATTTTGTCAAATATAGGTTGTATTACTGGATTGATGAAGTCACGTCCTTGGACATAACCACCATTTCGCGTACCATGACCGTACTGAATAAGTACAGCAATTGGTATACCACTTTCTACATGGGAATTTCCCCATTCTATTTTAAAACCACCTGAAGTCATAACCACATTATAATCCCAGGAATTAGCAGTCTCTCCAGTATCTACTGGTGTAGCAGATGCGAGTGCTGCAACTCCCTCACGTCCATATTTCTCTAGAGCAAGTAAATACTCACGAGATACACTTCTTTTAAAGAAATTTTCTGTATTATTAAAGCTTCCAGAGTGACTTATTATTATCATTTTTATTACCCCCCATTAGCTAATGTTTTTAATCGTGCCTCATTTAATTCAGTATTTCTACTCATAATTTCTCGAGTACTCATTTTCTTAGGAGGGGAGTTCTTAATATTAATAACATTTATGAGAGTCAAGAGTCGATTTAGATGCCATTTTTGACATTCAAAAGGAATATTCATGGTTACCATCCAATAGTAGATTAGTTCAGCTGTTACTACTTCTCTACTATTACCTTGTTTCTCTTTAGAGAATGTTGTGGCAGTCATCTCAGCTTCAATATAGGTATTTATCGCTTGGATGTTGTCATTCGACAAGTTATTATAAACTGCGTCATCAACATTTTGGGTGATGGTCATGCATCGTATGTAATCGATCGTCTCTTGAATTGTCTTTGAGTCTTTACTCAGGAATGGTTTACGCCATCTTGACTCCCATTTTGAAATAGAGACTAGAGAATGCTCTAATTGCAATACTTGTTCCTTCGAATAGATGAAAGTAGATGTGGATTCGTCGTATTGCTCAGTAGCAGGTACTGTGATCTTTAACATGGTCTAGCCTCCCTTATCAAACTATTTAAGTAATTCTGCGGTTAATGCGTTTGGATTGTTTTTACCTGGTAGTATTGGTACTGATGGTATGATTCCGTTTACAAACTCAGCTGCTGCTCCTGCATTCATTGCTACTTCCATGAACATTTCGCTATATGCTTCAGTCTGTTCAAAGGCGTCTCTCAATTCTTGTGATTTAATAAATCTCTTACCATCTAAGGACTTTTCGCCATAAGACTTAAGTATTAACTCCTTGAAACTTTCGATTATTCGTTTTGAGTCTTGCTCTGCTACAATCTTGGTTAACATCGCACTAAGTCCACCATTGACAGATAGTTCCATCTCAGTTACCTCAGCCTTGGATAGATTAAAATAAAAGTCCTCTTTTCTTTCGTTACCGTCAAAGTCGGTATAAGATATTGTTTTCTTTAACATGGTATTTATCCCCTTTCTTAATTTAAATTAATCAACAATACATTTGTTAGCCCATTTTTTATAAGCATCCAAGTATGTTTCATTCTTGTCGCCGTTGTGGGTTATCTCGTAATACATACCATCTGAGATATCAGTACTAACTAATGCCTTCCAGTTCTGTAATGTCTTACTAAACCATACAACATAAACTTGATCAATGTTTAATTTAACATTATCAGTTTTTTCTACATTGTCATTAAAATAATCAACAACTAATTGTTTTGCTCGTTCTAGCATTTGTTATCCCCTTTCTTAATTAAAAGAGGGGCCGAAGCCCCAATTAATATTATGCCATGGTTGTGAAGTCCTTAACCGCAGCAGCCAATAACTGACCATAGATATCTATTACGCCACCAATGGTAACGAGGTATACTTTGGTTCCAGTAAGGGCAGATGTTGGTGTGAATGTGAGTATTTTGCCTGTGCCATCCAATGTCTTAGTACCAGCAACGATAACGCCAGTTGCATCAGTAACAATAATAGCTTCACTAGCAATCTTGTTATTGAATGTAAGAACAATTGGAGCAGTTTTGGATATTGATGCAGCGCCATCAGCAGGAACTATAGATGACAGAGCAATAGCAGCTATTGTTGAACCTGTGAATATGGTTGCTATTTCATCAGGCAAAGGAAGTCTAGGTGTAAGTACAGCAGTTCCGAACAGAATTCCTTCTAATGTAGCAAGGTTAGTTGGATCTGCTTTGGTTGAGTCTATAACTATAGATGCCGTTGGTTTCTTACCAGTAACTTCTACTGGTGTTGAAGTAACACCCCATGAGAAGGTAACGCCATCAGGTGAATCATTGATTGACTGATATCCTTTCTCGGAAGGAGAAGCCATTGCGCCATATACCAAATGCAGTTTATAGCCAAGACTATCATTGACATCATTACCTATTGTAGTCTTATATGCCAAACCGAATGCCGATCTGTTCTGCTGGTTGATCATGACACCAGTAGCAAGTGCTGCTGATCCGTCACACGCTGCGAACTCAGATGGGTAAGTATATGCTTCTATTGTTGCTGCAAATTCTTCAGCGGACATCAGGTTAAGATACTTGATATCATCTGCATATTTTGGATTTGGTTCTGCTCCTGATGGGCTCTCAGTAACGCTTATTAAGCCGTTCCAAGCAACACCAAGTGGATATGCTCCTGATACCTGGGGATAGAGCACTCCCTGTTTAACACCGGTTTCATAAAATCGTTCACCGGATTTATCCCATATAATTTTAGTCATATTGGTAAAGCCTCCTTTTAGTAGTAAATAGTGAATACAAAGTGGTGCAAATTATCGGCGGTGTAATGCCTATTAAATATACATTTAGACAACATCGCAACTTCCTCCGGTATATTGCTATCCGGGTTCTTGTCTATTACGGTGACTGTATAGCCTAGATGAATGTTGTATGGCTTATCACTCGCAAATCTAGTATTGGATTTATCCAGTGTGTATATAATACATGGATAACTAATCTTAACTGTCTCGGGTGGTTGATAGTAGACACTGCTAGTTATCGTTTCCAGAAGGGTCTGTAGTTGGACCCGTGTCCCCATTGTATACACCTCCAATTGATAAGATTAGACGAGGCCGCTGAACCTCGATATTAGTTATCTTCCAAGCGGCTCCCATCCATTTTATATAACGTATAGCATGGAAATTCTGGTAGGCATACGGATCGGCTACAATGCTGAACTCATTGTTAATTGTGAGATTATCATTGATACTCTCTCCTGCTTGTGTACGTCTTGATATTTTGTTTATGTCTCCAGAATAGTTTCGTTCAGTTATAACTTCACCCCACACTCCTGGTGCAGTTTCAAGTGTTTCAGCGTAACCAATTGATCCATAAAACTTTCCCATTTTGAACCTCCTTTGATAAGAAGGATGACTTGTCTTTTGTATCGTAGCATTCAGAACTATTTGGACACTCCATTGTATGATAGTTGGCACAGTCGCTACAATTAGGTAGGTTTATTTTGGCCTGTTTGCGTTTGAACAAAAGATTCACTATCCTTTACTTAAGTATTGAGTACTATTTAACCTGTTCGATAACGAGAGCTGATTTAGGATGTATAAGAGCACCCGAGCATCTAGTCTCGATCAAGTATTTGTACTGGTTGTAGTCGATATCGAAGTCGTCGAACATACCTATCTGACCACCCTTATCAGCGCCCATAGCATAGTCACCAAGACTAACCATTATGCCTTTAAGAGCAAGAGTCTCTGCTCCAACAACTCTTTCAAGACCAGCCATAGCTGGAACTTCAACGATCCTTGAAACTCTGAGTGTTGCTTCAAGATCAGCAACTGTATTGTGGATTCTTCTACCCAAACTATCTTTAAGTAAAAGCATGTCAGTCAACAGACCAGTAGTTGTGTAGTATGCTGGAATACCACTACCTTTGTAGTTCTCTCTCGACTTTATGATTTCATCTATAAGATCCTGAGTGTCGCTAACAGCTGTAACTTTAACGTGGTGAGCATACAGGTCATTGTCAGTGTAGATAGGTCTGATACACTGCTCATCGATTTTGTCTAAACTAGCGATGTCTCTTCCATCTCCAACAAGAACAGCTCTTGCAAGTTCCTCGTCAAGCATCATTCTCATTTCAGCCTTCAACCAAGCAACTACATCCAGATCAGTTATGTCAAGCATGTCGTCTCTGTCAAGTTTCTGTTTCTTGTAGATAGTAGTAGGGTAAGTAGTTCTCTTAGCAAGTGCAAAGAACTCTTCTTTCTTAACATTTCCCTTAACATAACCCTTAGCTCTTGCATCTTCAAGAGATATGTCTGCATATATGGATTTGATTCTTGAGAATGGAGTATGTTTTGTTCCATCCATTACGCTGGTAACCCATGCCATGTCTCTCTTAAGGAAGTCTGGTGAGTTAACAACGCTCTGTGCATCTGGGAACAAGTAGTCAATGTGCTCTATGCCGTATGTAACCGCATGTGCGAGTACAGCATCCTTAAGTGAACCTCTCTTCTGAGCATCTGAGAATATGCTCTTTACTGCGTCATGTGATAATGCTTCTCCACCGCCAATATCGTCTTTGCTTTCAAATATATTATGTTTCATCTCTTCGCCTCCATCAGTGTATGCCTGCTGTAAAGCGGCATCATTATTTGTTGTAGCTTCGTCTAGTGCTGCGCCTATCATGTAATATACGACATTTTTCTGTTCTTCGCTAAGACTATCGAATACCTCCTGAACAGTAGGGTCCTCGTTAGCTGCTGGTGCTGCTGGTGGTGCTGCCTTTACTGCTGCTGGTGCTGCTGCATGGACAACTTCAGTTTCTTTAAACATAGTGATCTCCTCTCCTGTATAAATTATTGCTTCTTCTGGAATTTCATCGAAGCTGCCATCGCTATGTTGAAACGATACATTGTCGATTAAAGCCCCTGGATTAGCCCCAGTTAAAACTAAGCTTACTTCGCGAATTGCCCCGTGTAGAACATCTCCGCCATTCTGTTTAAGGTTATTAGCATAAATGGATAATGCCGATATATCACCATGCTGGACTAATTCTCTAGCATGTGAACCTGCTTGACTTTTGTTAACTTTACAATATGCATACACTCCATCAGCTCTATTTTCAAGAACTGCATGACCTAGAACGTTCGTTGGGTCGTCATGAGAATGCTGCCAAACGAGTGGAACAGTAGCTCCATCATTATGTTTAAATGCATCTTTACGAATTATTCGCCCATCAGAACATTGTAAATCATTTTTTGTAGCATATCCACTAAAATCAAATTTCATATTCTTTTATCCTCCTTTTTAAGTAGTAGTTCCACTTGGTAAGAGTGGCGTTTCAGGATTACCATCAGTAGTAGGAGTAGTAGGTGAGTTAATGTTCTTGTTCTTTAACTCATCTGCTTTAGGATCACTCGATGGTTTAAATCCAATGATACCTCTAAACTCATTTGACGATAGAATTTCATTTCGAGTAAATTTGTCAGCAATATCAGCCAATTGACTGACTGGCACTAACTTGAATGGATCTCTAAAGTATACTATTGATTGGTTTTGAGACCTTGCAGTCTTAGTTAGGAACTTGCGCTTCATCTCATCAACTATTGCTGATATGATTGGTTCGATAGTTCGGCTAAAGTACGTCAGCATTTCTTGTTCGCCTGCTGAGCCATTGAAGATAGCTTCAGTAATACCTAACTGGCCATATAGCATACTTGTTAGATACGTGATTTGACCCATCAGGTTGTTCTCGGTAGGTCTATTCAACTGAGTAATACGTTCTGTACCATCAGTATAAGCTATACCATACTTTGAACCCGATAACTGCTCCTCTATGTCCTTCCTACGAATCTCGGCTTGTTCTTTTCTAGCTGCTGTTTTAATTACATAAGGTAATTGTATTATAAGGTCGAGTTTACCTGAACCACTCTGTTCGTCAACAGCATCTATAAGATTTAACTTTCGTATTAGACGTTGGAGGGTTGAGTTTGGCTCGTTCATAACTGAATAGAATGGATTTTCTATAATAGCTACCATGCTTTTAGGGACTGTTATGTCTTCTTTCTTCGCTGTCTTTTCATTGTAAACCTGAACTTTTATATGTGCTGGATACCACTCTAATATCTTTCCGGCTCTTAATTTTTGAATATCATAAGAGTTGGAAAATGCTGGATTATAAGTTGTATCTGTTGGTACTATAGCAACCTGACCTTCATCAAACATTGATAATACAATATCCTTAATAAAGGATCGTCCAGTCTGGTCCATGTTAGCATCTAATGTTAAACAATCATTAAGGCCAGAAGTCATTGGTTCTATGAACCTACCATTTGGATCTGTACGGACATGCTGTATGGAGATTGCTGCTACGTCGGTTGATATACGACTATAGACTGAATTGACAATAGACCGTTCATTACCCATAGACAGTCTGGTTTTATCAGGTCTAGAATAATTAGCAGGTCCATAATTTGTATACCTATCTACTTGACTATTTGCTTGACCTGTAGTAAAAGCATTCCAAGCATGTTTTAATCTACTCCTAATTGTTTCCTTTTCTTGCAATTTCTCACCTCCTTTATGTAAAGTATTAAGTGAGCATTATTGATTTAATCTTAGAATGCTGAACCAAGAGAAATTCTTCTCCAGTTTTTACCGGCAATTGTGTTGTCAGCCACACATCTATACATGTAAGTAGCGTCAACCATTTCCTGATTTATTGAACCAACTGTTCCGTCTACTCCAGCAGAAAGTTTCGTAGCTGATCCAGCAAAAGTTGCGTTAGCCATTACTTTTCCAATAACTATATTATTTCCAGCAACTCCACTAACCTTAGCAGTCAGTTCAACTGTATCGCCAGCACCATCTACGGCTGAAACACCCTGAGTATCCAATGTTGTAATTGCAGACACCAATGCGAGTATAGCATTAGCCGCAGTACAATTTGTTCCTAACAGTAAAGTAACAGCTGCAAATGTATCTGTTCCTGCTGTTATTGTTTCGGTTGAAGCAATTGAATTACCAGCAACTCCACCAACCAACGCCGTTATAGTACATGTGTTGGCAGCAAAGTTTGCAGCACTAACTAATGGATGTGGCGTGTTTATGGAATCAGTACCATTGATAGCAGCAACTATATTTATCTTAGTAGCAGGTAAATCAGTGCCGATTGCTATTTCACCATTACCAGTAGCAGTGCCAGTTGGTACAAATGTAAATACCTTAGTGCCGATAGTCATAGTATTTCCACTTACTGGCTGAGTATCAATTGTTAATACAACAGCAGCTTTATCTGCATATGTGGAGATATCTACGGCTTTGTTTGTTGGTGTGGTTTTGGTCTGTGCAGCATCAGCTAAGAATTCATAGACATCTGATCCTGCTACTGTTGGATTATCAATCGTAACTTTCTCACCGTCAATAACAACTCCTGATACCGTTAGAATTTTTCCAGCATTAACTGCATTTACTGGTGTTCCACTAATAACTTCCATTTCAGAAATCCTATTTCCAAGTTTCATTGCTTTGGCATGAATATTAATCTTATTAATCTGGTCAATTTGTTTAGCGGTTAATCTTGTCATTTTTAAATCTCCTCTTTCTTTTTTTATTTTCTTTTATTGTTTAGATGCTTGTACAGTTGATACTATTGCATGTCCT